CAATTCCAGCTCCTGCTACACCAACACCAATTGCTTTTGCACGTGTCTTATTAATTTTTTCTTGTCTGGCTGGCGAAGTATTTCTTCCACGCTTACCAAGTAGTCCTAATCCTTTTTTTGCTAATAATTTTAAACCCATTATGGTCTATCTCCTACAGGTCCAGCAAAACAAGGAAACCCACCACCTTGAACAGTCGAAGTTGCATTAGCTGTTAAAGTAATAGTATAACTATTACTCACGGTCGTATCTGGAACTCCTGCCGGTTGAGGAACAGTCGTATTAATATTTGTAATACTATAAGAACCAAAAACTGGATTACCACTATCATGGGCATTCGCCTCTGTCGATAATGGAGTAGTTCCATAAATAGGGGCAGAGGTGCCTCGCGTTAAGCCTGACAAAACTCCTGTGCCTGTATCGTTAGCTGTATATTTAATAACTTCACTTACGGTAAAAGTATTTTGGGTTGTTGAACCTACTGGAGGTTTAGATTGAATATAAATATATCCTGAACTTGGGAAAGCAGAAGAATCAGTTAAAGTGATTGTAGTATCAGTTGCTGTGACACTTCCATTTAAAGTAGTTTCTAATTCTAAAGTAGAAATAGCTACACCACCAACAAGATGTCTTACTTCTCTAAAACGAATTGCATCGCCAGTAGAAAAGCCGTGGTTGGGATGACTTACTGTCACGGTAGGTGAAGCATTCGTCACGGAAAATGGATCATCAGGTAAAATAGTGGGAGTATAAAAAGCTGCTCTTGCAGGTCTAACCTTCCATAACGCAATACCTTCTGATTTTAAAGGTAGAGGAGTTAATTGAGGTTGTTTAATTTCATATTCCGAAAAATGAACAAAAGCACCATTCCATTCTGTTACCATCTCTCTCCATGGAAATTGTAAACCAGAACGATCTGATATTGCTAATGCGTGTTTTCCTGTTGCGTACTTTGCCATAATTAACTAACTGATGGGTAATAAGCTTTAGGTGTTACAAAAGTACTAGTCGCTGACCCATCTTCTTGAAGCGCTCTAGCTAACTCATCTTCATATAACAACTTAAAAGATTGTGTTTTTTCCATTCTATATTTTTGTGATAAATAATATGCAAGACCTGCACATAATGCTGGAACAAAACGATAAGGTACATCCGTAGCATTAGAATAAGTTCCTGCGTCTTGAACTCTTTTTACAAAAAAGATTTGTATATATTTAGAAGAGTTACTTGAATCCGATGTAGGATAAACATTAAGTGTGACTCTATCTATAAATCTTTGGACCCAAACATTTGAAGGAGTCCCTTGAGATAATTTATTGGCATACCCACCGTAAGTAGATCTATCTACCTTTCCTAAGGGAGTGTCAGATTGGCTCGTGCCATCCATATTATTTCTTAAATAAGCTTCGAGAATATCAGCTAATCCTAATTCTATTTGAGTAACGGCATCTCCATCCGAATGAGTAGCAGCTGTAGTATTGTTAGCTCCTCTTACCACTCCTCCTAAAACTTCTGATCCGGAAATAGATGTATATGTAATATTTTCAGAACCTATTTGTAAAGTTCCGGCTTCTGGCATTCCTGCACTAGAAGCTAAAGTAATTCCTGTAGTAGCTGATGTACTGGCAATAGCTCCATCCAGAGTTGTTGTAACTCCATTAGAACTACCATCTTGGGGACTTCTATAAAAAGAATACAAAGTTTGGCCTTGAACTAATCTAATATTAGTACTTCCTACTTGCCAATAATGAATTCCTCTATTACCCCATTCTTGGAAAAGAATGTTTAATGATCTTCTTGCTGCGCGAAGCTCATAACCTGAAACGTTGGGAAAACCAACTCGTTCAAATGCTTCTTCTACTATATCAGCAATAGTAAAATCCTTCTCAAAAGTGTAGGCTTTAGAAGTTGTGTTTGCCACTTCTTACCTCCTAACCGTAAAAGAATGTTACTTTATCTACTGTTGTTAAGGTTGCTTTACCGCTTGTTCTACAAAGAAGACCAGTTCCTGGAAATTGCATATATACATCTCCGGTTCCAGTATCAATTGTAACTAGACTTGTTGCATCGTCTAAAATTTCAATAGTACCTGCACCAGCACTTCCTACATAAGAAAGTCCTACGATTCTGCATGCACCAGCAAAAATTGTTCCTGTGGCTGTAAGCTGCTTACCTTTTATATTTACTGGGTATGTGCTCATTTTTTATTCCTAAATTTATGTGAGCCCCCTAAGGAGCTCACAAATTTATTTATTATGCCCAAATACCTTGAACGTTAAGAACAGCCCATTTAGTGCCGCCCTCTAAACTTCCAATAGTAATAAAGTCTCCTACTTTAGAAGTAGCTTTAGTATTTGCAAGCGTAGCATTGTTAGCTGCTGCATAACGAATTACTTCTGCACCATTACATGCAAAATTAACTTCGTTAGCACCATCAGCTCCTGTGTTTATGAAAGTCCATACTCTACCTTCTGTAATCGCAGGAAGCGTAAACTTAACATCACCACTTGGTGATGTAAAAGTAGATCCGCTATTAGCATTAGTGACTGTATAGTCACTTGTTTTTTTATTTAGATTGTATCCTGTTAAGCCAGCTTCGTTGAACTTACCTTGCAGAATAGGTCCTCTAAAAAGTGTTTGTGCCATGATTTAATCCTCCTAGTTTGTGTGAACGCAGTCTCTAGGCCGTCGACTATACTCGTCTACGTTCTTAATAAATTGTATAGTACTTCAGATATAACTCTTTTTTGTTTAGAGCGCAAGAGATTATGTAGGGGGATCGAACTTCCAGAATGTAGCGTTTTATCTAAGTGGCTACGGACACTTCAGGCCTTGAATCAGCGATCTTAATTTTAAGATCGTCTAATCGAGCTTCTTCTAATTTGATCTGAGTGATGATACTTTTTACCTTCTCATCAATCTCGACCATATTAAGAGTATATTTTCCTGATTCGTTATACTCCTGCTCCCAACTTAATTCCAAGGACTTCTTTTGTTTGTACAGGTCTTGGATCATGATTAACCTCCTCATAGGTTATCCATTTACCAGTCTTGCTGGTAAATCCATCAGATTCAAATAATACCTCATTTTTTCCCAACTTGTCAAGGATAGAATGTTCAATACTTTGAGGATTATCATTAGCATCGACTTTAAAGTCGGCATAATAACCATTGTATCGTATTTGTACTCTGAAGTTTTTCATAAGTCTAATTTCTTACTTTATAGTCGAAATGAGGCGGAATTGTGTTCCGCCTCAAATCTAATGTTTTGATTAAGCTCCTGGTGAAGCGAAAATACCTCTAGGGTCAGAACAGCCGAAGCTGTATCTTTCTCTAGCTTTGTATCTAACGTTTCCAGTATCGAAATCGCCTTCCATTGCAGTTGTCAACGGTGCTCTGTTGAACATCTTCATTCCATTAGGCACATCTGTGATAATGTAGAATGCGTCAGAGTCAGTTAGGAAGTTGTTCACTCTATATCCTTGAGGAATCATTCCCATTGCTTTGATTGCATTAACATCATTGTCAGCTGTTCCAACTCTACCTTGAGATTTCATCAATCTCTCAGCAGTGAATTGAAGTTCAGCAGGAATGACCATTTTCATTCCTCTAGCTGCAATTCTTAAACCTCTTTCGTCAGTCATTGCAGCGATGTCTATTAAAGACTGCTCCAATGATGTTTCGTTAAGGTCAGAAGCTGTTGCAAGTGTGTTCGAAAACGTACCTGCAATAGTCGGGTGAGACGCGTTGATTAATGAAACACCGTCACCTGTTTTAAAAGTAGCGGTTGCAGGTAGACCATTAATTAATGGTTCAACTGCTTTCACTTGTTTTGCGTTGCTCATCGATCTAGCTAAAGCTTTTGTGTATCTAGAAGCGATTCTATCGTAGAGGTTATCTTCGATAGCTTCTTCTGTGATAGCAAATGCTAAAGCTACAGTTTCATTTGTATAGCGTGCAGTGAAAGTTTCTTCAGCGTCGTCATATGATATGCCGGCACCTTCTGCTTTTGTCTGCGCGTTGGCGAATCCTGATAACATTACTTCCTCTTCGAAAGCTCTGTCAGAAGACTCTTCGGTATAAATCTCAGCATGCTGATTATCATACCTTTTGTACTCCAGGCCAAATAGTGCATTTAAACCTGGTTCTAGTTCTTTGACTAGCTGCGCTCGTGATATTGCCATGTTCTATATGCTCCTATTACCAAGTAACGCCCGAGCCATTGATGACTTGGTTCAAATTCTGAACTACTACGTAGCTCGCGTAAGCTGCCGCTGTGTCAGAATTTTCAGGATCTTCAGCAGATCTTAAAAGTCTCCATTGGTGGGTGTTATTGTGTCGGTTTGCGTAGTCTAGTACAGCTTTAGAAGTACCTGCTAATTCATTACCAGGTGTTCCTGCAACTGTGCTCATTCCAAATGCTTTTCCGTACTCTGCTTGTGGAACAGCTGCATCAGCTGCACCAATGTAAAGTTGGAAAGGGTTATCTAGAACGAAAGCTGTTAGATTTTCGCTATTAGCCGGAGTAATTGGTTGGTTATACCAGTTTGACCAAGTTGGTTTAAGTGTATCAGTAGCGTTATAAAATAAGCCATTGAACACGCCAATAGTCGCTGTGGTATCAGAAGCTGATCCGTCCGTGATATATCCAGACGCCATTTTTACTGGCTGTCCGTTGAATATGTCAGTACCGTAAGCAGCTTCAATAGTGTATTTGCCTTGACCTGAAGTCGCAGGGGTTTGTCCCATTACGCCAGCAGCTATCAAACCAAAACCTACTGTGTTTCTGTTTGCCATAGTTACTCCTTGTGTCTCTATCGGTAAAGATAGAAACGGTTAATTGAATTCGATGATAGGCGTTGCGCCGTAGAAATAAAATTACTTCTTTGTACCACCGAAGGTTACACGAGATTGTCTATCAACATTGATAGGCATCCTCTTATCTTGCTCCTTCATAAGATCGTGTTCTACAGCTTCGCTTCGCGCTTTATGACGGTCTGTCATATATTGCTGACGTTGCTCTGCAATCTCATTCGGAACCTTTGCAAGCAAAAGGCCACCAACCCCAATTACCCCCTTGTACCGACCTTCGTCAATAACTGGATAGTCTGCTGAGTTTTCAATTTCTTCGGCACGAACTAATTCATAACCTTCTCTTAAACGTCCGGTTATGTTTTTCGTATCTTGAAATCCTAAGACTTCAGCTCTAATCCATCTGTACCTGAATCCTTCAGGCGCAGGAGGTGCATCTAGAGAAGATGGAGGAACCCACACTTTTGGTCTCTCAGATTTTGACCGTGTTTGGTTCGCACGAGGTGTTTTTTTGTCGTCTTTGTTCATGTTACGCTCCCTTCGTGTTTTTTAGTTGTTTTGCGTATTCTTCGAGTGGCACTCCTAATTTTTTTGCAATGTGCACTTGTGAGGAAGTGAGTCTCACAGTTTTGCGACCAGGCTTGACGCTTCTTGAAGCTGAAGCAACTGTCTGAACAGGAGCGGTCGTTTGCTTATTTTCATTAGTACCAAATTTATGCGGAAAGTCAACACGAATTCTTTTATCTACTTCTGAATAGTATTCATCGGACTTAGGGTCAAAACCTTCT